GTTGTTTAATTTCCTTTTCTTCTTCTTTGGTTTTTGCTTTGTATTTGTAAGGAACTCAACCAGAATGGCTGTGTATCCAACTATATCTACAGGTGTGTCTATCTTTAATTCAGAGCCTTCTTTCACGGCCTGTTCCATTCTGACTACCTTTTCCAACACATTAAAGACACACCAATCCTCCTTCGTAATCTCTATGCCTTTATATGTTGAGATAAGCGAAGCTATCTTGGTGAAAGACTCCTCGGCGCTACCATATTGTTTTTGTTTCTTTTTGAGAATATTTATTACGAGTTCAAGAAATTCGATCTGGTTCATAAGACTTTCCTTCCAGCTAATATGTCGCTCAGGTTATGCTCGTTTAGAAGAACATTTTCTGTTGTCAAACAATGATAACACAGAATCTTTTGGCTTTGTGCTATGAGATAGGTGCAATGACGGAGGCACCTTGGACAGACTAACTTTCCTTGCTCTGTCTTTTCTACTTCAAATTTTTCGGTTTTCATCTGGATACCTCGATCTTCCTTTATTACAATTACTCTTGGCTGGAACATAGTTGTAAGAAACGGTGCTCCAGTAAACCTAGATGCTACTCTACAAAATAGCTCATGCACAACTTTCTTAGAAACTTCTGGCTCTACCAAACAGGTGTGCATATTAGTGAACAACCATTTTTCTCCACCTGATTGTTTAATATGTGCAAAGGTAATTGTACTAAACGGAGATAGAAACAAAGAAACACGAAATTGAATTTCACCTTTCGCAACTAGCTGTGACCTTGTGAACTCCATTGTAGCATAGTACAGTTCTTCCGCTTCTTTTCTTGGTAGGTAAACAACAATATCTTTATGTTTCAATTTTGTGCTCTTCATAAGTTACGCCCCTATCTCTTTTAAGCTCCTCACGACACGTATCTCAAAGCCTTCATCTTTGTACGCTTGCAATCGTGCCTTGCTGTGTCTTTCGAGATACCCGCCACCATCCCCTAGGTAAAAGTCGATAATATCCACCACATTTGCCTCGCCGTCAGGTTTTTTCCTGAGTCCTCTACCTACCTGCTGAAGCAAAGTCCACCACGCCTTCATTCCGGCTGCGTTTACCATTACGTTTACGTTCTGTATGTCTGCGCCCTCATAGAGTACTCTGGACGCTATCAATGTATCAAGGTCTCCACTATCAAATTGATCTAATATTTCTTCTCTCTTGGATTGAGGAGTATCGCCATGGATAAAGAAGCTGTTTCCCATGCGTTTCCCACTCAAGTACTTTCCCTGCTCTATCCAAGAGGTATACAGCAGCACCTTCTTGCTTTTCCTCCTGCATATGGAGCATATTTTCTCTATCAATATAGATAGCTTACAATCTCCTACCGTATGCTGGTCATAAGCTTTTTTCCAATTACCTACTCTGCTCAAGCCAGAAACAGGAACTATGTAGACTGTGGGTCTAGCTGAGTAACCAAGAGAGATTAGTGTTTCATTAGATACCTTGGCTATAACCTGTCCGGTCATTCCAACCAACCGCATATTCCTCTCCAGTAAATCAGTAACCGGAGTTCCGCTCATTCCGTATCTGTACCAAGCATTTGTACATTGACTGGCTACCTTGTACCAGGAATCAGAAGAAGCAACATGACATTCATCAAGGATAAGAAGTTCTACTGTTGCTAAGTAATTTTTTACTAACATCTTTCTAATATCGTGTTGTAGTTTAGCCTTGAGGTATTTTCTCTTTGACTCTTTCTTTTTCTTGTTTATCTTTCGGAATGGTTTTATTGAGGACCAGAGAGTTTGTGCTGTAGCTACGGTTATATTCTCCGGTTTATATTCACCACCACCGATAGTTCCGATCTTGTGTCTTTTCAAAAGTTCATTTTCAAATACCTTTTTTGTTTGGCTCATCAAGTTCGTTCTGTGGACAACAAAAAGAGTCTTTGGATAATCCAACATCGACAGGAGCAAAGCCGCTGTATATGTCTTACCGAAGTTTGTGGCACACCATAGGATACCGGAGCGATGTTTGATAAATTGCTGGAGGACTCGTAACTGGATAGGTCTTAGGATACATTTAGAATCCTGTCTGAAGTCTATTTCTGATGTACTGATAACCGGCTTGATTTTGTTGAATGTTTGACCAGCCGTTAATTCATATTGAATATTGGCCTTCTTGAGTATATCGAGAACGTAGTGGAGAAGTCCGGTAGGAAACTTCTGTGTTATTACCGAAAAGAACTTGACAGATCCATCGTATTTTCCATTGGATCGCTGTCTTGCTTGCTTGACAATGAAATAATTAGTAGGAGCAATAGTGAGCGCAGCGTTTAGCTGGTGGACTACAGCTCTCGGTAATTCACCTACAAGTTGACTCTTGACTGGATAAATTTTTATTGTTATCTTCTCGCTCATAATATTGTAGAGTGACCCATGCCAGTTAAAGGTTCGGTGGGACAGGTAAATATTTTACTTTATTTTTTGCCTTGAGGAACCAACGGTGGAGTTGAATTTATTCATGGGGAGTGTCAATAAGTTTAAAACGTGTGTGCGTGTGTATGTGTGCATGCGAGGCTGGATGCGTTTGAAAAGTAAAAAAGCCCAGTGTTTTTGTTAAGGGAATCCCGCATGAACGTGTATAAGCTATGGGCCACTCTATAGGATTGTGTGTAAACACAATACTAGAAAAGGTGAGGTGCAGAGGATGAATGAAATGAGCACAGAGGAGTTTTACGGTAAAGCGCAGGATGCGTTGGCAGAGGAACAGGTTGAAGGAAAGAACATATTCTTTGATAAGAACGTTACTCCTATGGATATTGTACGCCAGATAGAAGAGAGTTCGGTAGATACCTTTTTCTGCTGCAACGAAGTGCAGAAGCGGATGGTAGAAGGTGCGCTGCGATACATCTATTCAGATATTCTCTCTTGGACAAAGGAAATCAACGGTGTGATATGGACGGCTGTACAAGGCGATTCGTGGTCTGTAGAGGAAGAAAAGAAATGAGTGCTGATAACGAGATAGTTATTTTCCAAGATGAGGATGGTAAGTTCAGAGGATACCACAATTTTATATCTGCGGAATTGACAGATGATGAAATTGTAGATAAGGAGGAACCGTTATTTGTTGTCCGGACGGCAGACGAAGCAGTTGATCGTGCCGCTGAGGAGTGTACAGAATATGGTACTAGATTTGTAATAGATGACGCTGAACTTGCAAAGGAGGAGAAGAAGATGAGAGCAGACAATGAGATAATCATTTTTGCTGATCTAGATGGAAAATATCGTGGATACGCGGGATCGCTTTATAAGGAAGTTGACGATAACGAATTGAGAGACAAATATAATGATGGTCCGCTATTTATGGTTTCGTCCGCAGCAGAGGCTATAAGACACGCCGAGAATGAAAATATGGAATATGGCTACCGCTTTATTACCTTGAAGCAGCCGTTATACGAAGATGCTGGAGAGAAGGAAGAGGATGATACAGATTTAAGGTCATCAGCACTTGAATTTAATGAATTGAAAGAAGAAGCAGAGGAGATTATAGATGAAGATGCCTTTCATCATATCCCAGGTAAGAGACCCGCTCAAATCAATATCCGAATAGAAAAAGAAGGTACGTTCCATGCAGCTCATCAGCTACCTAAACATAAAGGCAAATGTAAAGCTCTGCATGGACATTCATGGAGATATAGAGTGACATGCAAAGGAACGGAAGAGGAATTGAAGGATGGAGTATTGGTTGACTTCGGTACGATAAAGGATTTGATCGAAGGAGAGCTTGACCATGGAATGCTCAATGACCTGTTCCTTAATCCCACAGCGGAAAACATCGCACGGTCTATATTGCTCAGAGTACCAAAGGCGGAGGTAGTAGAATTGTGGGAGTCAAGCAATAATAAGGTAACGGTGACGTGGTTGTGAGTAAGATACGAGTATTTGAAACAGGAGCAACAAGAGATAGTGACATTCTTAAACCAGACTATGAGGCTTATCTCTCTCCTGCTGTTTTGGTGAGGTATGGAGAGTATATGAAGAAGCACCAAACACAGAAAGACGGTGAACGACGAGAAGGAGATAACTGGATGAAAGGAATACCAAAAGAGCAGTACATGAAATCCATGTGGAGACATTTCTTAGCCTTCTGGTGTCTGCATCGTGGAGTTCCATTTGTAGTCACAGAAGGTGAGGATATACCTGATAAGCAAGAAGTTCTCTGCGCTCTGATGTTCAATGTCATGGGATACCTGTTTGAAGAACTGAAGAAGAATGAGGAGGTGTAAAGATGGACTACAAGATTAACTCAATCTTTTACTCAATCCAAGGAGAAGGACACTGGACTGGGACTCCCGCTGTTTTTATAAGAATGGCGAATTGCAACAGAAAATGTGGATTTTGTGACGCTGAGTATGAGGAATGGTTTAGATTTAACGCGAGTAACTTAGTACACAATACTATACAATTAGCTCCTCCTATTTGTAAACACATTGTCATCACCGGAGGAGAGCCATTTTTACAAGACCTCCGACCATTGATAAAGGAATTTACTCAACGAGATTTCCATAAGACAATCCACATTGAAACAAACGGAGATTTACTGCCTGTCTATCAGGAAATGGATCGGTTAGTTGCTCTTAATAATTTATGGATAACTTATAGTCCAAAAGAAATTCACCGAGACTACAAATGTGTAGATGAAATTAAATTGGTTTACACTGGAGATGTGAGAATCATGCAACACCTTGAAGAGGTCTATGGATGTGATGATGATTCTCCGTGGCTTTTTCTACAGCCATGTGATGGAATGGATAACGTGCAAGAAGTAGTTAATATAGTAAAGGAGAGACCATGGTGGAGACTATCATTACAGACCCACAAGCTAATAGGGATAAAATAATTGAGGACATGGTACGAGAGCTTTTAATTCATATTGGTGAAGATCCAAATAGAGAAGGATTGGTTGACACACCAAAGAGAGTAACCAAGATGATGCATGAACTATTGGCCGGATATAACCAAGAACCAGAGGAAGTTTTATCAGCTACATTCAAGAGCGACTGTAATGAAATGGTTGTGGTTAGAGAAATAGCCTTTGCTTCGATTTGTGAGCATCACGCCTTACCATTCACTGGTACAGTTGACATAGGCTACATACCGAATGGGATTGTAGTGGGAATCTCAAAGTTAGTTAGGTTGGTGGAGGTCTTTGCAAGGAGATTACAGATTCAGGAGAATATGACCTCTCAAATCGCTGATAATTTCTACAGGATAATCAAACCACATGGAGTGATGGTAAAAGTAACAGCTCGTCATATGTGCATGTCGATGCGTGGAGTAAAGAATGCTCATTCGGAAATGGTGACATCTGCTGTCAGAGGATCTTTTGAACAGCCTGAAGTGAAATCGGAGTTTTTGAAATTATGCGAAAAGAAATAGTTATCGCTGCACCACATCCAGATGATGAACTCATTGGTTGTTTTACATTGCTCGATTCCAGAAAGGTCGATAAGGTTATTTACTTTTTTGACCACAAAGGAATGCGCGGTTCAGAGGCGTACAAGTGTGCTGAAAAGTACGGATTTACTCCTGTGTTTATTTACGAGGATAGAGGTACACCAGCACAAGTTGCTATGGCATTAGCACAGGTTATTTATCCAGCAAGCACTCTTTTAATTCCGGCACCTACTGACTATCATCCGTTGCATCAGTATGTTTATAGTATCCTTCGTGGTGCGCCTGTTGAGGATATTAGGTACTACTCGGTAGAAATGAACAGGACTGACATGAAGGTGTTGACAGAAGATGCCGCAGGTATTAAGAAATGCGCGTTGGACAGTATTTACCCATCACAACGTGCACTGTGGAATAATAATGCCAAGTACTATCTGTTTGAAGGAATAACGAAATATGATTATAAAACCTTTGCCACAATTAAAACCTCTGCGGAAGGCTGTCACCAATATCCTGAAGCTCGTGGTAGATTCTATTATCTAAAGGATCTCCACAGACACGTGTTCCATGTCACTGTAAGAATCGAACAGAGCAATGGGATTGACAGGGATATAGAGTACCTGGAGGAGAAGCGTAACCTTACCACTAAATTAGAAGGACTGCTCCATACAATGGCTCCTTCGTCCTCCTGTGAAGATATAGCATTATTGATAAGAAGATGGTATATTCAAAGGTTTCCTCGCAGAGAAATTAAAGTTGAGGTTTTGGAAGATGGTGAGAACGGAGCGTTGATAGTATGATTGCTCACTTTGGTCTTTGTGGGTTTAATAATCGGTTTAAGGAACCCACTCCTAAGAGCGGTGGGCGACTCATTATTAATAAATAAATAAACAAATGGGAATAATTTAAGAGCGGTGCACCTTTTCAAGCTTTACTTCCTCGACAGTTTTAATGATTCTAAGCGTCCCACCAGAAATTTTGCCCGCTTGACATTTTTACCTAAAAAGAAAGGATGAATTAAATGAAAAGAAAAGAAATTATACAAGGATGGAATGTAAACCAAGTTACCCGGTCGTTCAGAATAACTAAGGCGTTAGTGTATCAGCTTACGCATAAACTTGGTTTACATTTTCCAGACCTTCCTCGCGGAAATCATAATAAGATGTTCTTCACCTTGAATGATATAGCTTTTATAGAAAGGATACTTATAGAGAAGAAAAGAGGAAAGAGTCTTGCTGCGATAATTAAAGAGATAAAATCTCAGCCTATTCCTATTCGGCGTAAACTACGTTTTACACCTAAAAGAGAATCTGACGATTGCATTACCTGTCCTACGTCTTATCACGACAAAGATGGTTATCCACTTTCAGCAGGTTTCCGGATTGCAAAGAATGAGTATAAAAAGGAAAAAGGACCGATACCTTTTGGAGTTAGCCTGAGAAGTAGCTGCGGGAATAAGGGCTGTGTAAATCCAGATCACCATTATCTGTCTTACCCCATAGCCAAATGTGAGGTATGCGGGAAAGAATTAACTTATCAGGAAACACACTTCGTTCAGAGTCCTTCAAAACCTTCAGTGTGGAAAAGACGATGTGCTCGGCACGCAAGAGGAGTAAATAATGATGCAGAATAATAAAAGAAAAGTTTTTTTACTTCCGATAGAACCTTTAGAGTCTCGCTACAGTGCTCAGTGGGCACGTTGGATTCCTACAGCTTTTTCAGCAGCAGGATATGACGGCGGCGTTATCAATGGTTGTCCTTTAACCGATCATATTGAAACTGGAACCTTCTTGGACATAAACTCTACACTACATTATAAAGCTACACAATTAGCCGGAATTGCAAAGATGTTTTACAAGAAGATGATTAACCCAGGTGATATATTCTTTGTCAGTGATCTGGAGTTTTGGGGGATAGAGAGCATCCGATACCTTTCCGTACTCAATAAGATACCTGTCAAGATATATGGATTCCTTCATGCTGCCAGCTATACAAAAGGAGATTTCATGGAACCGTGCGCTGAGTTCGCGCAGATATTTGAAAGAGGTTGGATAAATATTTGTGACAAGGTGTTTGTGGGTTCTAACTATCATAAGAGAAAGATTATTAGATGTAGAGCTAAAGATGAAGCAGAGGCTGTGGAGTGGCACAGAAACAAGATCGTGGTGTCGGGTAATCCATGGGATGGATTAGACGCATGGGATGAATTAGATGGGGATGGTTATACAAAAGTTAAGCAGGTTATTTTTCCTAACCGCCCCGATCTAGAGAAGTGTCCTGTTGACTCTCTTCAGGTAGCAATTGAGTTAAAAGCGATCCGGCCTGATGTTAATATGGTATTTTGCACAGCGCGTAAACAATGGGGAGATGATGAATTACGAGCTTACGCACAGGAGCTGGTTGATTTAGGCATTATTGAACTACATGAAGGAATATCAAAGAAAGAATATTACAATCTTCTTGTGCTGTCTATGGTAATGGTTTCAAACACGGCGGAAGAGAATTTTGGTTATTGTGTTATTGAGGCGTGTAACTTCGGTTGCCAGCCGGTAGTTCCAGATGCTTTTTCTCATCCTGAATTGCTTGGCAACAACAAGCAGTTACTCTACAAAAGGTACAGTCTCACGGATTGTGTTAATCTGGTTGAGGATAGATTAGATAATCCTATAGCTGTTGCACATTACGCCTCAAGATGCATTGAAGCGTTACCCAATATCATTGAAGCAATAAAGAAGGACTGTGGTGAATAGCATTGTCCGTGGAAAAGATTTATCTTGTTACTGACTGTCCGTACTCCATTGAAGCTATGATGCGGTGCGGGCATAAGAATATGCTGGTGTCGTTCTATTACCTGTACAAGGCGTATAGGAATGGAAACGATAGTAAAACACATCGAGCATTGGTCGAAGCACATAAGCACGGTGCTAATATAATGCTTGATAGTGGTACACATAGCTTCTACACCAGCAGAGGTAATCTTTCAGAGATAGATGAGTTCTTTGATCTATATATTAAATATCTAAAAGAATATCATTACATGTTCTCCAGGATAATCGAACTCGATGTTGAGGAATACATAGGACTTGCTACTGTTGACAAAATGACAGAGAAGTTAAGAGAACAAGTCGGTAGAGACATCGTTCCTGTGTGGCATAAGCAGCGAGGTTTCAATAGGTGGAGAGAGATGTGCAAGTGTAATAGGTACGTGGGCTACTCTTTTAAAGGAAAGCCTCTTTATGGAAATGAGAAATTCTTTGCCGTGTCAGAGAAAGAGAAAACAAAAGTACACGGGTTCGCAATGGGTAGTTTCGGTATGTTAAAGAAACATCCATGGGGATCGGTGGATTTCTCTACGTGGAAAAAGAGAGCGGCGTATGGATTGGTGTTTGTTCCGGTGAAAGACTTGATAAGAGATAAGTTCTGGGACACGAACTATGGAAACACACCGCACATAGCAGTATCAGAAGCAAGTAAGCACACAAAGGAGTACATAGGTAATTGGTCTCCTAGAGTGCGTAAGGTTGTTGAGAAGTATTTCCATGAGTTAGGAGAAAGGCATTTCGATGATGGAGAGAGATATACCATCGAGAAGCTAGGCAGATATGAAGATGAAGAAGAGAGGAGTGCCGCGTTAGCGTTGAGATATGAGGTAAATATTTTGTTCTTCAAAGAGCTTGAGGAACGTCTGCAACCAGGAGTATGTGACATAGGAGAAGCTAAGAGTCTTAACAGGCTGTTCTAAAGGAGGGTCTAGTATGGGAAGCAAAGCTACAGTTATAGTCAACCACGCAGATTTGAAAGAGTTTGCGGCGAAGGTGGCGTTGAACGGATTAGTTCCAGATTGTATTATCGAAGCTGCGGACGGAAAGATCAGCGCCATGGGAGTCAACAGAACACGTGTCGTTTGTTTTTATGGAGAAGCAGAAGCAGTAGTTAAAAAACCTGGACGGATTACAATACCTGCGTTGCCTACGTTTGCCGGAATCCTCTCAAGGTTTGATTACGAGAGTAAGACCAGAATGCAGTTTACCGGAAAGCATGTTGCGTTGACCCAGAAAGGTAAGCAAGGTCAGTTTGCTGTTGTGAGTGATGACTTGATAGAAAGCACGCAAGGACTTGAACTAATTGAAACAACCGATTTCCAGAAGAGAATCTTTCGTCTCAAGAATGATGATGATGATGTGAAAGAGATAAAGTTTTCCAAGAAGAATATGTTGGTCATCGACACCAGTTTACTAAAGAGTCTGGTTGGAGATGCTGGTGTGGTTGGAGAAGAGTGGTATACGTTTAGTATCTCCAAGGACGGCAAGGTAAAGGTCAGTACCGACAATGCTGCTGGCAGTGCTCGTTTTATTACCAAGCTCGTTCCGTCAGAGATAGAGTGTTCACAGGATTTCTCAATGTCGCTCGGTTTCGGTTTCAAGGAAGTTATCAGCAATTGTGATGGAGATGTTACCATGTTCTTCAATCCGAAGGCTAATTTCAAGCAGGAGCAAATGCCGGTGTGGATAGAGAACGGTTCATTTTCATATATCGTTCAGACGGGAGAATCACCTGATGACGGTGAAGAAGAAACGAAAGCCTAAGCGGCCTTTAACTACGGTCATTGTGGGAGATGTTGATCTCACGGATGATAAGAGCCTTTCTGATGTGTCCGTGTTTCGGCAGGATATGTTCCTGTGTAAACCACTCATTCCGTCTACCGTACTGATCGACGCCGATTTGACAGGACTGACACCTAAGCAGTTCAAATGGATGTTACACAATACGGTCCTTCCGGTTGTTGTGCGTGTGTCAAACGCAAAGAGTGCTGCGCTGTTAAAAGGCGTCAATTCTGATTTGGTCAAGATTCAGTACGGTGATGTATGGGGGAATAAGAAGGACTTGTTTGCTCTGTTGAACGCTGTGGTGTTTAATAAAGATAGAGATGCTGTTTTCAAGATATTGGAAGAGAATACCGGAGCTTTGTATATCGCTGTGAAGTTTCTCATCAGCAGCATCATGCACTATCCTGAGAACGCCGATGTGCTGGATGCGGTTGATAGATACCTGCTAGGCAAAGGCTCAAATACATCTATCAGCCGTATGTTGGCCTACGGATTTAAATCAGTTGAGAATAAAAGAAGAATCTTTTTCAAGTTGATGTTGAAATAAAGGAAGGAATATAACTATGCTCATTGAAGATTATCGTCCGACTACCTTTGATGGATTTGTGGGACACGAAGATACAAAGGAGATGCTACAGACATTGTTAGAGAAGGATGGAACCATTCCACATCTCCTGTTCTACGGACCGGCAGGAACAGGTAAGACAACAATGGCGCTCATCTTGGCAAAAGCAATGTTTGGTAAATCATGGCGAGGCAATTTCTTGGAGATGAATGCTAGTGAGGAAAGAGGTATACAGGTCATCAGAGGAAAGGTACAAGATTTTTGCCGTACAGTTGGCCTAGCCCAAGGCAAACCCAAGGTGGTGTTCCTTGACGAATCGGATTCACTCACGAAAGACGCACAGAATGCTCTTCGTAGAATAATGGAAGTCAATTTTAAGAATTGCCGGTTTATTCTTTCAGCTAATTACGAACAGAAACTTATTGAGCCGCTGGTAAGCCGTTGTGTGGAGTGCCATTTCGATTACATTCCTATCAAGCTCGTAGCAAAGCATATCTTCAGGTTGATGAAAAAGGCCGGAAAACCAAAGAAGGAGGTTGCAATAAAAGCGGCTAAGTTGAGTGGTGGAGATATGCGGAAGGCCATGACTATCCTTGAGCGGTATCTTAATGGTGGTAAAATCTCCAAGTTACAGTTCGATGAGGACGTATTAACTATGGGGATAAAGAAGTTCATCGACTTGACGTTCAAGAACAGCGGAGAGACACACATTATCCTTGATAGAATCTGGCATGAAGCGGTAAAGACTGAGCAACGTGCAGAAATACTACCGTTCATTGCCGAGACAGAGTTCTATATGGCACAAGGAACAACGAAAGTACTCCAGCTACAAGGATTGTTCTGCAAGATTCAGCGCATTCTCAAAGGAAATAACTGATGCAGGATTTGTTTGGTAACAAGATGGCCGGATGCACTAAGTGTGAATTAAGTGCATCCGGCATCAATCATCCGTGTATACCTCCGTATTCAAGTGGTGGTCCTGTAGAGATTATATTCATTGGAGAAGCTCCCGGTAAACACGAGGATGAGGAAGGAGAAATATTTGTAGGAAAAAGTGGCAAGCTCCTCAGAAAGGCTCTGTATAAAGTAGGAATAACTAAAGGATACATTATAACCAACGCTGTTCGCTGTCGGCCAACTACACCTAATGATAAAAATAGACAACCAACGAGTAAGGAAATCATTGCTTGTAATCCTAAACTTATAGCTGAATTGGTGAAGTACAAAGATACATTGAAGGTCATTGTACCTCTTGGTGGTGTTGCGTTGAGTAGCCTAATGGGTTTGAAGGGGATTCAAAGGTTTAGAGGCAATGTCTTGAGGTATAGTAACAAGGTTGCTGGCCTGAGTAACATTCCGGTAGTTCCAACCGTACATCCAGCGTTCATTTTAAGAAAAGGTTATAGAGAAGAGCACAAGGAGCAGCTTAAACTTTTCCGTGCCGATTTGAAGAAGGTTGTGTCTGTATTAAAAGGTGAGGAGATCGAACAGCCTCAGAGTAAGTTACATGAAGGATACAAGTGCTCTCGTGATGATAGTTCAGCTATTTCACATATCCTACAGCTATCGAAGTATGACAGGCTCAGTTTCGATATAGAGACTATGAGCAAGACAGATAGTACTATTGTGTGCATTGGGTTTAGCTGGGCACCTGGAGAAGCGTGTTGTATTCCAGTCCATCATAGTGAAATAACTCTTGAACACAAACAAGCTATTATCACACACTTGAAGGATTTGTTTGAGGATGAAACCAAAACATTCATTGCACAGAACGTATTGTTTGATATGGTTGAACTAAGAAGACAGTTTGATATTGAGATACAAGGTAAAGTTCTGGACACGATGGAAATGCATCGACTCCTAGATGAAACAGGAAATAACGGTTTGGAATCAATGGTGTGGGAGTATTTTTCAGAGTACGGCGGATACAAAGATAGATTCTGGAAAAAGTACTCAGGTCTTTTGATGTGTAACATTCCGCTCACGGCAATGTCGAATTACAACTGCACCGACTGCGATATGACGTTTAGAATAGCTGGAGTGGTAGAGAAGCAGTTGAAGAAAGAAAAGATGTGGCATCTCTATTCAGAAATCGTATCACCGTCTGTTGCAGAAGGATATGCTGACCTAATGTATTATGGATTGGCCGCTGATCCGGTTTACGCAAAAAAGGTGGAACGCCACATACTGAAGAAAATAAAGAAGTTTGAGAAGCAGATGTTTGAGTTTCCTGAAGTCTTTCAGTGCATGATGAGGAAAGGAGCGTCTTTTAAGTTCTCGTCAAATGACCAGATGGCGCAGATACTATTTGGATTAATGGGTCTACCGGTGATTACAACTACAGAGTCAGGTAAGGCTCAGGTTGATGAGAAAGTCCTTACGGTGCTGGTAGATGATTACAATTCAAAGTTCGCTGAGGTTCTATTGAAGTACCGAAAGCAGACAAAGCGGTTGAATACCTATGTCACTCCGATAGTTGAGCGTAGAAGGATAACAACAGAGAATCGCATTCACCCACGGTATAGGTTTGTTGACACTGGAAGGACTGCTACAAGAGATCCAAATCTTCAAAACATCGAGCGCGGTTCTTTCCTCAGAAACTTGTACGTCGCTCGTCCCGGTTACATTCTAGTTAGTCCTGATTATTCTCAGGTAGAGCTTCGTGTTATGGCAGCACTGTCAGGTGATGAAAATATGATTAAATGTTTTATGGGAGGAGGAGATATTCATAGTAATACAGGCTGTGGAATATTTGGTGTGTCTGTTGATGAATTAACAAAAGAGCAGCGAGTAAAGGCTAAAGGATTCAATTTCGGTGTCTTGTATGGTAGAACAGCTCACGGCTTGGTTGATGATCGAAAAGGATTTAATCTTGATGGAGAAACAACGTTACAACAGGCTGAGGAGCAACTACAGAAGTTCCTTGATACCTATCCAAGCATCGAAGAAGTTTATTGGAAAACTGTTATTGCCGAGGCGTTGAAGAATGGATACACAACAAATCCGTTTGGTAGGAGAAGGCAACTGAAGGATTTGAAAGGAATGAATAGGAGGATAGCAGAGAAACATTTCGGTCACGCTATCAGGCAATGTAAGAATACCGGAATCCAGAGTACAGCAGCAGATATATTGAAGCTTGCATTTATAGCCATAATGAGAGAGTTTAGGCAGAGGGATTGGTTGGGTTGGAAGAACATTGTAATTCCGGTCAATGAAAACCATGACGCTCTGTATTTTGAGGTTCTACGATCAAGAGCAAAGGAGGTAATTATTGTAATTAAGCGGAAGATGGAAAGTGTTGATCTACCGTTTATGAGAGGGATCCCGCTGGTGGCTGATGTGGCTGTCGGTAAGCGTTGGGGAGCCTTAAAGGATTTGAATGTAAGCGGGTAACGCGTGGGCACATCTTTATAGTAAGAGGAAGGAAATGGAATAAATTATGCCAAAGGATAAAAAACAGCAAAAGGAGAGAGATCCGTTATTGTTTTCTGTCATGTTACCGTTTCTCCACATGAAGAAGAAGATCAATTTGCGTGAAGAGATCAAAGTCAACGCCGAGGATTTGTCCAAGGAGTTCGCGGAGCAGTCTGGCAAATACGCATATTGGGCAAGTTTAGAAGCTAATGCTGAAGGTCTTGTGAACAAGCTGGAGGACGAGCGAAATGCAATGTTTGCCGTTCTAGGTGAAGAGACTCGTGCCACACTGAAGGAAGAACAACCAAAGCCTCCTACAGAGGCGCAAATTAAGAATACAGTGAATCAGGATGAGTCGTATCAACAGGCAACATCCACTCTTCGTAAGGCAGAACTTCAATGGAAGTTACTGAAGGTAGCCAAGAAGTCGTTTGAACAACGAGCCAACATGCTCATCAGTCTTGGAGCAACGCAGAGAAAGGAGCATGCGTCAGACATAGAGGCATTGGCTGATAAGGCGTCAAAGATTGTGAGTCATTTAACTGACGATTCAGATGAGGACGATGAATAGGAAAGAGGAATTATTATGGGACTAGATTTAGATGATTTGAAACAGTATCATGCAAAGGTAGAAAAGAAGCTGGCTGGAGAATCCGCCGGTCGCCCAGGTTACATCAGCCTGAGTGATAAAACGCGGATACGAATTATGCCTCCGCATCAAGACATGCGTAGATTCTTTACGGAAATCAGAGTACATTACGGAGTAGGTGAGGATGAAGAAAAGATTTATTGTCCGAAGATGGACGGTAAAAAGTGTCCTGTATGCTCCTATGTCAAGAAGCGTTACAAGAGTGGAGATTCACAGGATAGAGAGTTCGCTAGTCGCATCGGCGCTAAGTCCCGCTATCTGTGTAATGTCATAGATGTTGACGATACTAAAGCTGGGGTGCAGAAGTTTGAGTTTGGTATCAAGACTCTTAATCCCATTCTCGGTATCATCAACGATCCTGATTTTGGTGACATTACTGACCAGCTCACCGGACGAGTTTTGACTATCACAAAAACGATGGTCAAAGATCCCAAGTCCAAGCGTGAATGGCCTAACTACGATATCCGCGCTGGTGGTAAGCCGTCTTCTATTAAGAATACCAAAGCGTGGAAGTCCTTGCTCAAGAAACTTAATAACCTTGATGAAGAGGCAGAGTTCCTTACCACCGAAGAGATAAAAGGAATCTTGTACGAGGATGACGATGTTGATGAGTCCTATGATACAGCTAAGTCTGAAAGGAAGCCGAAGGCAAAGAAAGAGGTAGTTATTGACGAGGACGATTTGTTCGTTGACGTTGATGATGACGATATCAACATAGATGGTGAAGAGGACGAGGTTGAAGAGAAGCCCAAGCCAAAACA